TATCGTAATAGTAAATCCTAGAGAGGCCGCTAAATCAATGTAGAATTGAGCATTAATACCACCGACTAAACCAAGCTTTTGATTTATTTGTATTCTACGTTCGTCTAAGGTTTGGTCTTCTGGAGTACATTCGTCGGGAATGCCTAAGAGAGCTTCCCAATCTTCTACAAGTTCTTCTGTAGTAAGTGGTCCAAATTCTCTTAAAAGGTCTACGCCTCGGTCTTCAATCCTACAAAGCTCTGTAGCAAGGCCTTCAAAAAGTGAATTATTCTTTACATTCTCCCAGGCTTTACCTAAAGGGAGAAGGTTTTTTAGTAAAGATGAATATTTTTTTACGCTACCAGCCATTTATTAAACCAAATTAGAAAATGTTATAGTTCCTAAAACCACTATTTCGCCGAATTGAGCTTCAATATCATCGGTCGGACTAATAATACTATGGTCCTCTTCTCCAGCTGCTATAGAAATAGCCTCGTTTAATTTTGATATTAATACAGTTCCATCAAAGACCGCTCCGACTTCTTTGTAGGACCCTGATACTTGGCTCTCTCTAAATACTACGTCGGTAATCTCTTCAGTTACAGCGTCTCGAACCGCTTGAGTATTAGGACTTAGAGCTATGCTCATGTCTAAAGTACGCTCTACAGGAGCGACTACGATAGCGTCCGCAGTTACAGGTTTAAAAATGTCTATAGCCTCTTGAACTGTAGCAATTTCGGCCGCACCTGGAATAATATCTAAGTCCTCGTCTTGAACGAAATAACAAAGAACCGTCCCTTCTCCTAGTCCGCCAGGTGTTACCCAAGCTCTAGTTACTCCAGCCACGCCCAGCATTTCATTTATGTAATCGGCCGCAGTTCCGCCCGCTGGAGGATTTTGTATTCTAGCAACGACCCTAGCTCTAAGGCTTTCGTCGGTTTCCGTTGCCTCTCCTTCTACCGCTGTAGAAGTTACTGTAGCTTCAGAGTCTACGCCAGAAATTGGACTTTCTAGAGTTATGATTTCAGAATCGTCCGTATTAGTATCGGACCCAGAATTTTCAGCTGTTACGGTTCCCGATAAAGTTTCGGCTCCTGTAGAGGTGACGTCAGCATTTAGAGTGTAAATTTCGCCGTCCGAACGCTTAAAACTAGTGCCAGCTACCGCAGTAGCTACCGCAGTAAATACTATATCAATATTTAGCTGGGTAAAAGTCGCCGCTTTTCTTTCGACTCCGTAAATTCCAGCCCACCGCTCTAGATATTCTTGCTCGGCTTGGTCTGGAAATATTTGTTTTGAGATAAAATTCAAGTGACCATGTAAAATATGAGTCGCTCCAGCCATTGCCCTAGCCATTGCTGAGAGAAAAGAACGCCTCAAAATAGCCGTAATTGAGAGCTCGGCTTTTAAGTCGCCTTTTATCCTATCTAAAATTGTCTGTAATGTCGGTCTACTAAATGCCATTTAATTAAGCCCTCTTGATTTCTTGAGCGTTCCAAAATACTTTAAATAGGTTTTCACTATCATCGGTCTTAGTGATAGAAACCGCAAGAGAAATTCCCTCGTCTAAAAACTCGCCTTCTACGAAAACGTCTTTAGCAAGGCCGTCTAGTTTCATCCATTCTAAAGACTTAGTAGCCTGAGCCTCCATTTCTGTAAGATTGGCTAGAGTTCTTTTTCCTCTATCTGAAAGCCAAAGCTTTGAGCCTATTTTATCATTTTCTACGTCAGGGAATAAATCACCCCACCAACCACGCCTAGTAGACTCGCCAGCTGGTAGCTCGTCGGCTAAAACTTTAGCGTCGGAAAATAAAGATATTAAAACGGCCGTCTCTAGTCCCTCGTCTCCAAGGAAATCGCCGTTAGCAAAATCCATATTTATACAACCGTCTACTATAAAAAGTCCTAAATCCATTAGCTTATAGCTCCCACGTTAGTTACTAAAGAGTCGCCGCCAGTGTCTACGCCTCCTCCAGCCATTATAACTTGAGCTTGGAGAGTAAGAATTTTAAAAAATGCTTCTGATAAAGCAGTAGCAAATTTATCCTGAGTCGCAGCGTCCGCAGTTGGGCCGTAAGCAGCATTTACTTCGGCTATTATTGTAGCTTTAATTGTCGCAGTAGATAGAGCCATTATTTAGCCGCCTTTACTTTAACTGATAAATGAGTTGGGTCACTTGGAACTTGAGGAGGACTTGTCGGAGCTCCAGCATTTCCTACATGAGTATGGGTATTAAAATAAGCTTGAAAGGTAGCACCGTTTAAAACAGCTTCTAGCCCTGAGTCGCCTACGTCCACTTGAGGAGCGTTTACCACTACCTTAGCCGCTGCTACTATTTCTATATTACCGCCTCGTTTAATATGGCTTTTGTCGCCCTCGTCAGTATAAAGAGCTACTTCTCCCTCTACTAAGCTTTTTAAGCGATAAGCTAGAAGGTCAATCTTTAATAATTGCATTTTCTTAGAGTCGTCTACAGCTGCGACTATAGACCTAGCTACCATAAGCATGACTCGCCTACGAAGAGGAGCCGTATATTTATCTAAAAAATTTAATAGACTTCTATCCATTTCTTAGAGCCTCCGACAACCAACCTAATTCGTCCGCTTTTTGTTTTGGGATTTCCGCAAGGTCTGGAGTAAAAGCGTCCGACCTCGTAAGAGAAATATCTGTAAAAGTTCCAGAGCTCCCTTTTCTATAAGTTACTCCAGAAATTAATAGAGTTCCCTTTATTCCAACAAAAGGAATTTCTACTCTTACCAATTTATTAGGAGCCCAAAGGTCGCCGCCTGGTTTTTCTAGCCAGCCTTGGACCGTTACAGAAATATCTACGCTTTGGGCCGCCCTTACAGAAGCTTCCCAATTAGCTTTTTTCTGAGCTCCTTTAGTATCTACATTAGTTTCAGCTATAAATTTAACTGGTCTAAACCTATTAATACCAAGGTCTTTAGAAGCCGCCTCTACCTGATTAGCTTTTGCTCCAAAAAAATCATCGTCTCCAGCCGCTTGGCCTACTACTAAATAATCGGAATATCTATCAGATTGGTCGTAAGAAGCTGAAGCGTCTATGACGTTTTGCCCTTGAATTAAATCGACTCCAGTAGACTTTATTCCTAATTTACTAGACGCCGCCGCTACAAAATCAAAAGTAGCTGTAAGGCTTTTAGTGCTAGGAAGTTCCGCCTCATTACTAGCCCGATTGGTAATTACTAGCTCGCCGTCTGTATTAGAAAGTAATAATACTCCTCTAATCCTAGCAGCTCTTTGAAGAGTCTCGAAAACTGTTTCTCCCTGGTTTATAGTCCAGGTCTTAAATTTTTCTCCTACGTCAGTTTCTACGACTACATTTATTCCAAAAAGTTCGGTCGCAAAATGCCTAGCAATGTCTTCAATCGTTACATTTTTAAGTTCAGCGGTTCCAATAGCCGAGCAATCTATTAAATCGGCCGTTTTGTCTCTACCGTCTATTGATAAACTTCTATCGCCGCCTTGAATTGCAGCTTCTAGAGAGTCTATGTAGCCATTAATTACAGGTTTATCGCCTATATTTACTCTTAATAATTTACCTGGAGCTAGCGGCCAAGAGTCCGCCTCTTCTCTCCAGCGATCGGCCATAGAAATAGAAAAGCTAGAGCTCATGTTTTCCATAGACCTAGAAATAGAAACGTCCTCCCAAGAGTCGTAAATTTTTCCGTCTACTCTCAAAATTACAGCGTCTTCAAGTTTTTCATTACCAGCGAATATAGCAAGACCAGTTCCGCCGACCGTATCTAGAATATCAACCACTTAGCACCTCTAGAGAGCCGTTTACAAAACCTGGGTTTCTTATTTTATTACGTCTAATAATATCGTCTTCTTTATCTACTGAGTCGTAAAGGTCGTAAGAAAGAACTAGACTCGGAGTATCTACGTCTACTTGAAGCTCGTTTACAGTAGCTAGGTTTTCGTTTGGATTAGGAATAGCGTCTATTAATGTAGCGTTTAAGTCCTTTAACCCTTGGAAACTATCGTCGTCTACAAGGTCAAGGCGTTCCAAAATTTTAGAGCTAATAGTTTCCCTTGCTGATAAAGCCTCTCCTTGAGTTTCAAAAGTCTTTAAAGCTGCGGTTTCTCCAAGTCTTGTTAAACCTACTGAAACTATTAAATTTTCTAAAGCTAAAGCGTTTTGCTTTTCAGCTTCTCTAGTCGGAGTATTGTCTGGTAAATCTTCGTATCCTGAAGAAAAATTTACCACGCTATCAAATATAGAAATT